ACATATTTTTAAATTCCCAGAGGATACAGAAAGCAGGAGATATTGATGGAAAACAAACAATTAAAAGATTTAATCGCAAAAGTTCAGCGTTGGTTTTATGACCGAAATTTGCAAACGCAAGATCCAAACAAGCAATTTTTGAAATTGTATGAGGAAATCGGTGAATTGTCACGAGGACTAGCAGAAAATGATGAAGCCGTTACGAAAGACAGCATTGGAGACATCACTGTAGTATTAATTGGTTTGACTCTGCAATTAGGAATCAAGACAGAAGAAATCTTTCCAGAAAACAATATATTCGTATTTTCCAAGGCAGCAAAGTCAGAAGATTATTTCGTTGTAATGATGGACCAATCATTGGCAGCATATTTTAATCGACAATCATACCAACTAAAAAATGTTGTTTATGAGTTGATGCGAATTTCAGCATTGCTAAATCATAATTTTGTCGAATGCTTGAACATCGCTTATGAAGAAATCAAAGATCGAACAGGAAAATTAGTGGATGGTGTTTGGATCAAGGAGGAACGATTAAAATGACAGAAGAAATTTTTAATAACGGTTTTGACAAAGTAAATAGACCTAATCACTACTGTGGAAAGTACGGCCTGGAATCTATTGATGTCATTCGGAACTTTGCAGGAAGTCTGGAAGGGGTTCAGGGATTCTATTTTGGAAATGCTATCAAATATCTTTGTCGATTCCAGAAGAAGAACGGGCTTGAAGATCTAAATAAAGCTAAGAAATATCTTGAGTGGCTTATTGAAGATTTGAAGCGTGAGGATCTTGAAAAGACAGCGATTGTCAAGCAGGAGTGATAGTTATGAGATATTATACGAAAAATCAAATGGATCACTTTCGCCAGCAACTGCAATTGTTGATTTTAGGGAAAGGTCTCACTCGCAAAGAACTCTCTAGAAATCTTTATCGTGGTGAACAGACGATACAAGAGTGGATCACGAAAGACGACATCAACCCCAACCATATCCAAGAATTGTGTGAGTATTTCGGTATTGAGGAAAAAACATTGATGGGCGATCCGGAAGAACTTGCTGATTACAAGCTATATGATCGTGATAAGTATATCTGTACAGGGACTTTAAAAGAATTGAGCAGAATTACTGGAAAAGATAGTGCATTACTCAAATACTACATCCATTTAAATGAACAAGGACGAAATGCAGGACATCTAAAACTAGAAAGGGTAAAAGAAGATGAAACGCAAAATCGATTGGCTAATCATTAACTTGGTATTGCTGGCAGGAGTTACATTGGTAATTGCCATCAATCTCAACTCCAGATTGGTTGAACAAGAAAAAACAATCAAGGATATGCAGTGGACCATTCAAGAGCATGAATTAAGTATTCAGCGGTTCGCTGAACAAAACACTGCACAAGAGGTAATCCTAAACAAATTAAATCGGGAGTACCAAGCGCAAGAACGAAAGAAAGCAGAAGCAGTTAAAGAAGCTGCTGAAATGAATAATGTTGGAGGATAATAATGATCAACAATGTGACCCTTATTGGTCGATTAACAAGAGATGCAGAACTACGCTACACACCGAGCAACATCGCAACAGCACAATTTAATATTGCATGCAATCGAAATTTTAAAAATGCAAATGGCGAGTATGATGCAGACTTCATCAACTGCGTGATGTGGAGAGAGCAAGCAGAAAGATTTTGTAATTGGACCAAAAAAGGAATGCTGGTCGGAATTACGGGAAGAATTCAGACTCGAAGCTATGAAGGAAATGATGGAAAACGTGTATATGTGACTGAAGTTGTTGCAGAAAATTTCCAAGTTTTAGAAAAACGTGACAACACTGCCAACCAGAACAGTATGACTCAACAGATGCCACCTAACTATGCAAATCCGATGGACATTGATGAAAGTGATTTGCCATTTTAAGAACAAAAGGAGAAAAAACAATAGCATTTACTTTAAAGAAAGAAGTTGAGGAGGTAAAGGGATGAATAGGATTAGAGAGTTACGGAAATATAAAAATATAACTCAAGAATATTTAGCGCAACAATTAGGTGTCGCAAAATTGACTATCTCAAAATGGGAAAGAGGGATACATCAAATAAAATCTGATAAAGCGGAAATGTTATCCAGTATTTTAGGAGTACCTTTACCATATTTATTAGGAATCGATGACGTGAGCGAGCAAGACTTGCCAGTATATAAGCAGTGCATCTTGGAATTAAATAATGTTTCAATTAACTTGCTACGTAATATAGATAAACTGACTTCCCAAAATTTGAGCGATATTAAAAGAGAGGCCAGAAATTTATATGAAAGCCTAGTGCGGTTGCAATGTGAGGCAGAAAGGATAGAAACATGGAAAAAGAGTTAAAAAACCACTCAACAGGGAACCGTATTAAAGAGCTTAGAAAAGCTAATAAGTTGACTCACAAAGAGTTAGCGGGAAAATTAGGGATTTCCACTAGAACTCTTCAAATGTGGGAAAGTGGGAAAAATCTTTCTTTTATTCCTAAAATGTCAAAATTGGCCGATTTCTTTGGCGTATCAATCACTGACCTTTTTGACCTTCCTGGACCCAAAGGGATGGATAAAATTAAAGAGTCTGGGGGATGCAAAAAAGCCACAATCCCGAAGTTTGTGGCGGACTGGTATGAGGGACACAAAGATGATTTTGAAGGAAATTTGTTTAGGTGTATTGATCAGATGCCAGATCCTTTTAGTGGGGAAAAATTAAGCGATTTCGATGAATGGATAGTAGATGATCACACTAAACCATTTCAAACTCTTGTAAATATGCACCAATTCGGTTACACAGTCGAGGAAGAGAAGCGGTATCTGGTGAAGATGAGAGATCTTGAAACTGGCTTTAATCTTTTAAATCGACATAAAACAGAGAATTACTGGATCTTTTCAAGTAAAGACGAAAGTGTTACCTATCAAGTGTGTCACACTCGCAAAGAGCTTGAAGAAGATGGTTGGGGCTGGGTGTTTGATTGCCCAGGCATTGATATTGAGGAGGTGGAAGAATGAATAAACAAGAATTGGTCAAAAAGTATGAGGAAACTATTTATGCGATTATCGCAACTGAGGAAGTTTTGAAAGATCTGAAACAACTAGACGAACCGCAGAAACCAGTTGTACCGCCGTTTGTGGCGGATTATATTAAATATGCCATAGAGAATGATTGGGATCTTCAAGATTTATTTAAGTATATAGAAGATGAAGAAGATGAAAAACTTCTGAGATGGGTTTATCACGAACGTAATCAAGAAACGCTTGCTGCCGCTTGGATCAATGGCTATACAGTCGAGAAAGAGAAGCGGTATTTGGTGAAGATTAAAGGGATCGACAGCAAAAGTTGCTATTTAAAACGTGTCGGCAACAAGTGGATTATTAGTACATCTGATGAATGTAGGTATATGTATATACACACGGCACACACCCAAAAAGAGCTTGAAAAAGCTGGGTTTGGTGAAGTATTTAACAGCCCGTTGTTTGAGGTTGAGGAGGTAGATTAATGGGACTTATTAGTTGGTTAACTTTGATATTAATAACTTTGAAATTGTTAGGTGTAATCTCTTGGAGCTGGTTCTATGTCTTTATGCCTGCAATAGCTGACCTAGTAATTTCTGTTTTGATTTTAGTGGTAGCTAAAATGATATGGGATAAGTAGGATTTGTTGTGTGAAAGCGAGGAGAAAAATGGCTACTGCAAAACGAACATCAGACATAACTGTGGCACTTTATGAATGGAATAAATTGACAACCAGAGATATCTATGAAGACGAAAAAGAAATATTTGGCGATGGATTCGATTTTGTTTGGGAAGGTAAAACTCCAGAAATTGATGAGGAAGTTCTTGTATATAATCCAAAGACACAAGAGATAACCACTGACATCTGGATTGATTTCGGGAACGGTATTGGATTTGAAAACATTTACGAAGATACGGTATTCTGGATGAGTTATCCAAAACCACCAAAGGGGATGGAAGAATGAATAAACAAGAGCTGATTGAGAAATATGAAAATAAGTTGAAAGATAGCCAATTAACATTTGGAGCAAATTTTAAAACCAAAGTCTATAAGGGTCTTGTGGAAGATTTACGACAACTAGACGAACCGAAAGTAACAATCCCGCAGTTTGTAGCTGATTGGATTGAGGAAGGAAAAAAACATTGTAAAGATGTGTCTGATTTATTCGATTTTGATTTTACGAATGAAGAAGTCGGTAACTGGTTTTTGCAAGAAAAGCCGTTTGACTTAGTCGCCCGTGCTTGGCTTGATGGCTACACAGTTGAGAAAGAGAAGCGGTATTATGTAAGATTTAAAGGGATGGAAAGTGATGATTTTAATTACTTAAACTTTATCAAATTTCAACACGCTTGGGTGTTATCGTCAATAAAACTAGATAAGAAATTTCGTACAGAACACACTAAAAAACAGCTTGAAGAAGCGGGTTTTAGCTGGGTGTTTCATTGTGAAGGGATTGAGATCGAGGAGGTGGGAGAATGATTATTAAAGATTACAAATACGAAAATTCAACAGATGGAATTCATTACATAATAGATGTAGATGGTTACAAATTTGAAATGAATCACACAAGAACAGAGTATGGTAGTGTGCAACACGACGACATAGAATATTTTTTAAATGAAATTGCTGAATACGACATGCAAGAAGCGGAATTGATTGAAGATTTTGTAAGACTTCAAAGTTACTTGTTAATGTATGGAGTCGGATTTGCCCTTGAAAAAGCTGGTGAGGTGGAAGAATGATAAGATTCAGAGCGTGGCACAATACATGGGAAGAAATGTGTGAAGTCAAACGGATACGATTTGACGATGAAGGAAATATAACTACTGTATTAGTTAAGGGTGAAGCGTTTGGAAGCAATGCTCATCTGGAAGAAATCGAACTCATGCAATCCACAGGACTCAAAGACAAGAATGGTAAAGAAATTTTTGAAAAAGATATCCTTGATTATAACGGCAGAAAAGTCATTGTTAAATGGCATGGTTCTTATGCTAGTTTTATTTACGAGTTTGTAGACGAGTTACAAAACAGAAAGACCGAGTGGAAACCACTTTATCTCTCTTATTATCACTTTAAAATTATCGGGAATGTATATCAAAATCCCGAATTGTTGGAGTTAGAGGTGGAAGAATGACAATTGTATTTTATTTAAAAAATGGTCGTAAGTTTGAAGCACATGGATGTAGTTGGGATGACTTGGATAGATTGGCTAGTCAATTTAACAACGGGCATTTAATGCGTGTTAAGGGGTTATATGTCAATCCAAACGAGCTAATTTCTTACGTAGTATACAATGTCGAGGAGGAATAATGGACTTACAAAACTTTATCTATTTACTATTCGCAACACTCTGGCTCTCTGGTCTGATCTGGGCTGGTATGATTGCTTTTAAAAACAGGGAGAGGAAATGAAATTATATGTAGTCAGAAGGCATCACGGCCATTTGAGATGGCAGGACCCGAAACATTCAGCAAAATATATTGAGAAAGAATTTGAAAATAGACATGACGCACTTGCTTACCGTGAGAGTTTAGGTTTACAAGGAATTGTGGAAGTCTACGTCAAAGAGGCAAATGAATGAATTTAAGAAGCAGATATGGATATTTAATACTAGCATTGAAGCAGTATCCATTCGAAAAAGAAATCAAGGAACGAATCGAAGAAATTGAAGTGCCTTGGAAACCAACCGACCCTAATACAGGGATTAAGAGCAATAATGGAATGACACCGAAAGCTCTGGCTGACATCATCAAGAAAGAATCGGATCCAGAACTACATCGTCTCGAATTACTTCGGGAAGCGATCAGCACTATCAAAATTCTGACACCCGAAAAACAATGGGCTGCAATCAAGGAAGTATACATTGATGGAACTCTAACCGTGGAAGGAGCATCAATAAAATACTTGCACTGCAGTAAGTCTCTTGCTTACAAGGAAGTGATCGAGCCATTCTTTAGTGGACTCGAAAAGAAAATCTATGAACTATCTGTAAACACAAAAATTAATATTAATTTGGAAAAAAGTTAAAAATACAGTCGAAACTGTGGAAAAAATTTAAAAATAAGGTGGTAAAATTATATCATCGGGTAAAACCGAAGAGAGGTCTCCTTATAGAAAATTGGTTGAGGATTAGCTTAATTTGGACAAGAGCACTAGATTTTTAATCTAGAGACACAGGTTCGAATCCTGTATTCTCAATAAGTGTAAGTCAGCAATGCTGGCTTTTTTATTTTAACGTGAAGGGAGGTGACACTATGAACATTGTGGATCCAATCAGAGATAAGGATGACATCCAAGCAATGAAGGAATATCTGCGAGAATGGAATGAGCGGAACTACTTACTCTTTTTATTTGGCATCAATTCTGGACTACGCGTAGGCGACATCCTGAAAATACGAGTAAAAGATGTGCAAGGGTGGTACATCAAAATAAAAGAGCAGAAGACTGGCAAAAGGAAACAGCTCAAGATGACGAAGACTTTGAAAAAAGAAGTCAGAGAGTACATCAAAGATATGCCACTACATCACTATCTATTTCAAAGTCGCATCGGGAAAAACAAACCACTTGACAGACGGACAGTTGATTGGATATTGAAGACCGCAGCTATCGAGTGTGGAATTGAAAACATCGGCACCCATTCGATGAGAAAAACATTTGGGTATCACTATTACAAAAAGACCAAAGACGTGGCAATGCTCATGGATCTATTTAATCATTCATCTCCTGCAATTACGTTGAGATACATTGGGATTAGACAGGATCAACGAGATAAAGCCATGTCTAATTTTGATTTATAGTTATCAATTGGACACAACGAGTAAAACGCTAATTAGTTTTATTAGTTACATGCTATTCATTTATTTTACTGGCTTTTTAAAGCTGGTGTGAATCAGACAGAATATAAGATATGTCTAATTCAAGAGAGAAAAACAATATAGTTTTCAGAAATAATATAATGAATTTCAGAAATAGATAATTGAAAGTATGAAATGTTACAGAGGATTTGAGAATTGAAAGTAGATGTTTCGACAAGAGAAAGTCGCAGAGAGTTTTATCTTTCGAAATCATGGAGACAATTAAGACTCGAAGCAATGAGTCGAGATCATTTTGAATGCGTCTGGTGTCGAGATGAGGGGAAGGTGACTACAGATAACCTCGAAGTCGATCACATCAAAGAGCTGGAATATTATCCAGAGTTTGCTTTAGATATAGACAATCTTCGTACTCTGTGCAAGGAGTGTCATAACAAGCGACATCATCGCTTCCAATTTCGCAAATCATCCAAACTGCAAAATAAAAATTTTCGTTCGGACGAATGGTGGGGATGAAAATTTAAAATTTTGAAAAATTCACAGACCCCCCGGTCGAAAAAAATCGAAAAAAATCGGTCTCTGGGAACCGGTGGGAGGGGTCGATTGTCCAAATGCAAAGCACTATTTTTTAAGGGGGAGGGGGCTCATGGAAGAATACTCAGAAAAAAATATAAAAGAATTGGAAAACCAGTTACTTTCCAAAATCGGCAATTTCAGCATACGAAAGAAAGATGCAATTCAGTACGAGAAAGTTCATCGCTATCTCTACCTGGTCCGTCTACTGTATGAATTGAAAGAACGACTCAAACAAGATGGATTAGTTATCACAGTTCACAATGGTCAGCAAAGATTTCAAAAAGCGAACTCGTTAATCAAAGAAATCAATACAACCAGCAATCAGCTACTAGCGATTGAGCGATCATTTGACTTTGAGGTTGAAAATTCACCAGTCGAGAAGAAACCACCATCGGACGGAAGTGATCTGTTGTGATTTCTCATCCTCTGATTGATGAATACATCGAACTTGCCGAATCAGGAAAAATCAAAGTCAACAAAGAACGCTCACTCTTATTCAAAATCATCAAAGAAAAAATCTATCCGAGGGATGATTTATATTTTGACAATGATTTGATTGAGAAATATATCCAGTTCACCGAGAAGAATTTCTTTTCACTGGCTAAGTATCAAAAGTTCATCACGCCATTTATCTTTCTTTTTCGGAAAGAAGATGGCGAACCTCAATTTGATGAAATATTGCTAACCTTGGCCCGTGGCGGAGGGAAGAATGGTTTTATGTCTAGCCGAGATGCATTTTTTATCAGCCCTCTCTATCCTGTGAGAGATTACGACGTTACTATCACAGCTAACTCCGAGAAACAGGGTAAGGTCTCGTTTGAGGAAGTTTATGAAACTGTTCAACGAAGAGGATTGGAAGATCATTATTATTTAACAAAGATGTCTATTACAGGCCGAGGGAATAACTCGGTCTTTTCTTATCGGACAAACAATCCAAAGACGATGGACTCTGCTCGCGATGGCTGTCTTGAATTTGATGAAATTCACCAGTTTGAAAATGACTCTGCTGTAAAGATCCAGCGGTCAGGACTTGGTAAGATCGCCCACGCTCGTACCTTCTACAACGGTACAAATGGACACGTCCGAGAAGGGTTTTATGACAAGATGATTGAGAAATCAATGAAAATTTTGAATGGTGAACTTGATGAGTTTCGCTTGTTTCCGTTTATCTGCAAGTTAGATGATCCGGAAGAAGTGGACGATATGAGCAACTGGCCAAAAGCGAATCCTATGCTTGACGAAAAAACGCCGTATGCCAAGCGTCTACTAGCCAGAACGAAAGCTGACTATGATGATTTAGAATTGGAACCATCAGGCAGACAGGAATTTATGACCAAGCGGATGAACCTGCCAGAAGCTGATATTGAAAAAGATGTAACGACTCGTGAAAAGTTAATGGCTGCATTGAGAAGTCCTGGCATAGATCTTTCAGGAAGATCTTGTGTCGCTGGTTTTGACTACGCAAGCATCAGAGATTTTGCCAGCGTTGGTCTACTCTTTAAAAACGGTGATGAATTTATCTGGAAGCAGCACAGTTTTGCCAGGAAGCAATTCTTGGATATGTTTAAAATCAAGGCTCCAATCCGTGAATGGCAGGAACAAGGGCTCTTTACTATCGTAGACGGTCCAAGTATAGACCCAAGATTACTGGTTGATAAGTTAATTAAGTGGCGCAAGCTGTACAATATCGAAATTGTCTGCGCCGATGGATTTCGAATGGATCTGCTGAAACCATTGTTGGAAGAAGCTGATTTTGAATATGAATTCTTGCGAAACCCAGGAGCGATACAGTCAAAAGTAGCTCCAATCATTGAAGATGGATTTGCGAACGAAAGATTCATTTTTGAAAACGACAGATCAATGCTCTGGTATACCGATAATACCTTTGTCAAAGAAGACAAAGACGGAAACAAGAGATTTTTGAAAAAGGAACCGTTGAGACGAAAGACTGACGGCTTCCATGCCTTTATTGCTGCTCTCTATAAGAGAGAAATCATTCAGGAGAGTACTGTTGGAGACTTTCTTGATGTGATCGAAGATTGGGAATTTTAGAAAGGACAACAAAATGAACAAACGTATTAAGAAGAAACAAATGCTCGAACAAAAGATCCATGAGTTCGAATGTGAGTTGGTTGTATTAAGTGCGGAAAACATGCACTTATTAAATAAAGTTGGTGACCTCAAATCCGAATTGAATACTTTGAATCAAGCTTTAAAACGGCATGAAGAGATTTGTGCCAAAAATGTTGAACAAACAAATAAAGAGTTTGGGTCAATCAAGAAAGAATTAAAACGCTCTAAGAAACCTTTCTTTAAGCGATAAGGGAAAATCCCGGGTGGGTGGTAGGCATAAAATCTTAGAAAGGAGGAGGTGCCTTGGGATGGCTAAATTTATTCAAGCGAGAAGTTCCGGAACCAAGTTTTGAGTTTGATGAGCTGGAGCGGATCTTTGGAAATCTGCAACTAAAGAGCTTGTCGATTGATAAGGCTGCTGAATTTGTAGCCCGCATCTTTGCAAGGTCTGAGTTCAAGTTCATCGAGAACGGAAAGAAGAAGGCTACTGATTGGGATTATCTGCTAAATGTTAGGCCCAACAAGAATGAATCAGCTTCTGAATTTTGGCAAAAAGCTATCTATCGCTTATTGACCAAGAATGAAGTGCTAATCTTTCTGTCGAATGATGATCAGTTATTGATTGCAGACTCGTACATTCGTCAAAAGTATGCTGTGTATGATGATACATTCACTGCTGTGACTTGTCAGGGTTATACTTTCCAAAAATCATTCAAGATGAATGAAGTTATTTTCTTGCAATACAACAACAATCGGCTACAAGAGTATTTTACTCAGTTGTTTAACGACTACGAGAAACTACATACCCGTCTAGTAGAAGCACTAGCACGTAATAATCAAATCCGTGGAGTCCTTAGCACAAGGACAAATGCAAGCTTCGACGACAAAAAGCGTGAGAAGATGCAGAGATATGCCGATGGTCTTTTTAAGTCGTTTACAACAAAAACGGTTGCGATAGTTCCAGCTCAAGAAGGAATGGAATATTCTGAGTTAACAAACACTACAGGTACATCAAATATTTCTGTAGACGAGTTGAAGAAACTTCGTCGGCAATTTGATGATGAAGTGGCCGATATCTTAGGAATTCCTACTGCGCTGATGCATGGAGATATGGCAAATTTAGAGAATAGCCAGAAGATGTTTAATAGCTATTGCTATCAATCACTTGTTAAGAAGATGAGCGATGGCCTGAACTTCGCTTTGCTAAGCAAAAGCGAGCACAGGGGGAACAAGCGTCTTGTCATTGTCGGAGAAGGTCAGAGGGACAAATTCTCGCTTGCTCAAAGTATTGACAAGCTGATTTCTTCTGGGTCTATGCTCATTAATGAGGTTCGCGAGGAACTTGGTCTTGAAGCTGTACCGTGGGGCGACAAGCCTCTGATCACCAAAAACTATCAACTTGGTGAGGATGTAGAGAAGGGAGGTGAGAAAGAAGATGAAAGTGATTCCGATTAAGGGAACCATTGTATCAAACAATGACAGTTGGATTTATGATTGGTTCGGCTGGGACTACACAGCTCCTAAAAACGTAGCACTTCCTGAAACTGGTGAGGACATAGAAGTTCACATTAATTCAGGAGGAGGAGATGTATATGCAGGTAGCGAAATTTACACCGCCTTGCGGTCCTACTCGGGGAAAGTAGTTGTTAAGATCGTGGGCATTGCTGCAAGTGCGGCAAGCGTTATCGCGATGGCTGGTGATGAGGTGGAGATTAGCCCTACTGCCCAAATCATGATTCACAACGTATCATCAAACGTTAGTGGAGATCATAATGCTCTACTGCATGAAGCTGAAGTACTTGAAGGATTTAACAAATCAATCGCAAATGCTTATATCTATAAAACAGGAAAAGCATTAGATGATTTATTAAGTCTGATGGATAAGACAACCTGGTTCGATGCTGAATCAGCAGTGAATCAAGGATTTGCTGACAAGATCATGTTTGCTGAAGAAATCGCTCCTACGTTTGCTGCAAGCGAAACTCCAATGATCCCACATGATTTTATCGACAAGATGAAGTCAGCAATGACTCCAGATGTAGATAAAATCGCTGAGCTGGTAGCTAATAAGTTAGAAGCTCGACAGATTGCAAAAGAGACTTTTGAAAATAGTGAATTTGTACAGAAAAGATTCACCCTTCCAGAAAGTCCAGAAAATAACACAAACAAGGCTGTACCTAAAGGGTTCGGTCTTGTTGCATTTTAGAAAGGAAAAATAATAATGACAATGAAATTATCAAACAAATTCAACGAAATTCGTCAGAACTTTTTGAACGCAGTGGCAAATGGTGCGCCTCAAGAAGAGCAAGCGAAACTTTACAATGAAATGATCGAGTCGATGACAAACGAAATGATGGAGCAAGCTCGCAATGCCGCTCATGAGGAAGTTTCAGCAATGAATCCTTATGATGCTAAATTGACTGCCGAAGCTCGTGAATTCTTCAACGACATCGACAAAACTGCTCCTGTAGGAGTAGAAAAACTCTTCCCACAAGAAACCATCGACCATATCTTTGACGATATGGTAAAATCTCGCCCACTCTTGCAACACATTGGATTGCGCAATGCTGGCATCCGCCTTAAATTCCTCAAATCAACTCAGACTGGAACAGCTCTTTGGGGTAAGATCAATGGGGAAATCCAAGGACAATTGAAACAAGCCTTCAACGAAGAAGAAGCTATTCAAAACAAGTTGACTGCATTTGTAGTCATTCCTAAAGACTCTGAGAAATTCGGTCCGGCTTGGTTGCAATCATTCGTATCTGCTCAAATCACAGAAGCGTTCGCTGCTGCTTTGGAAGCTGCCTTCTTAAACGGAGATGGAGATGGTAAACCAATCGGTCTTTCTCGCACTCTTACAGGTACTGTGGCAGGAAACAAAACAACTTATGCAGAAAAAGAGGCCCAAACTGCGAACCTTACATTTGCGGACTCTGCAACAGTTGTCAAAGAATTGACTGCAGTGTACAAACATCACTCTGTTAAGTCTGACGGCAACCCAGTGGCAGTTGAAGGAAATGTCGTGATGGTCGTCAACCCAGCGGATGCGTGGGATGTCAAGAAACAATACACTTCCTTGAACGCTCAAGGAACGTATGTAACTGCAATGCCGTACAACTTGATCTTGGTTGAATCAGTTGCTCAAACCGCTGGTAAAGTGACTACATTTGTAAAAGGTCGCTACGATGCATTTGTAGGCGGTGGAATCGAGTTTGGTCGCTTCACTGAGACTTACGCTCTCGAAGATTTGAACCTCTACACTGCTAAGCAATTTGCTTACGGTAAGGCTCACGATGAAAAGACTGCTGCTGTCTGGGTATTGAAAATTAAATAATAGGTGGTGACACCGAATGGAAGAAACGAAACAACTTCATCCGCTTCTGGGAACATTCAAGGAGCGGATGAAAATCTTTCATGATGCTGAAGACGGGAATCTTTCAAGGATGTTGGTTTCATCCGAAAAAGCAATTCTCGATTTAACAGGAGCTTTTGATTTGTCAGATTCTCGCACTGAAGAGCTCGTCTTGGAACGTGCAAGATATCTGTACAATGATCAGGTCGAGTTTTTCTTTTCAAACTTTCAAGGAGAACTCCTTGAATTATCACTTCAAAATCACCCAATAGGAGGAAAAGAGTGCTAGAAACAATCCAAGATTTCTTTGACTTGAAAGAAAATGTTGTCCGACACGTTGGAGACATTTTTGAAGTTGATGATGATCGAAAAAACGAATTGATGAAGAAATTACCTGATTTTGTTAAAGAATACGATTTAGTAGCTTCGGACAATCCAAACGAAGATGTAGCTGTGGAAGATGAATAAACCTGAATTTAAATACAAGAAACCAGAAACCAATACAAGCGAATTAAGAACTCCAGTAGAGTTTTATAACTCAAAAGTACTTGAAGGATTAGATGGCAGAGATGTGAGTTTTGAGAAAGTGTTTTATACATTCGCAAAAATCTACTCACCTAGTTTAAAGGATATCGAAATTTCAACAGGAAAATCGATGACTGCAAAGATGACCTTAAAAATAAGAGATCCCTTAACAAGCTATCAACCTGATAATAAGCATTTCGTACAAGTGAATGATCACCGATTAGAAAATAAAAAATGGCAGATCATTGACGTTCGTCCTGACTATGACAACCGTGATTATTTAATTGTTGTTATTGGTGGATCAAATGACTAGTGGTGCCACATTAAGAGGCTTCGATGAAGTCATCCGGAATTTAGAAGCAAAGCTTGGCGATGCGAAAGTGAGAAGGTCTGCGAATAGAGCTTTGAAAGGCGCAGCAACTGAAACACTTGAAGACTTTAAAGTCGCCCTACAAGTTTTTAAAGATACCGGAGAAACAATCGAAAGCGCAACAGTCGGAAATGTAACGGGTGCTTTTGAAGGAGTGCCAATGGTTAAGCTTGGTTTTGGCGCTGGATCACGTTGGCGGTTGGAGCATTTGAACGAATTTGGATATGCCAAAAAGGCCCATCCAAGAGGATTCGGTGTTATCCGAAGATTTTCGGAAGCCAACAAAGAAAAATTTAAATATAGGTTAGCAACTAAATTGAAAGGAGAAGGGCTTGGATGATTAAAGACAAGATATCAGAAATATATGATGCTCTGATGAGCGATGAGGAACTTTCTAAGATCACTATCAAATCATTTGAGCGCCCTGAAACCTTACCGACAGATCAGACGAGTATTGTTATTATCCCACTAGGACCACCTATCCAAAGTGACCAGGGAAGTAATACAAGCTTTTCGAAAACATTTCTTTATCAAATCAACGTTGAATCGACCAACCGAATTGAATGCAAAAAATTGCAAGGGTTAGTCGAAAAGGTGATGGAATCGCAAGGATTCTACCAAATTGCTGGGGGTCTAGATGAATGGATCCCTGAAATCAAACGCTATGCAGATGCCAGAACTTACAAAGGGAAGAGCAAGCTGTATGACGATTATTAGAAAGGAAATTTAATATGACACAACAAAAACAAGGAACTGCTACAGTTGGTTTTAAAAGCCTTACAGTTCGAATTTTGGATGGGAATCAAACCCCAACAGAGGGAGAAAACCTCTTTATCATCCAAGGTAAAAAAGGAGAAGGTGCGACTCAAACCGCAAAAATCTCTGGTCTTGCCGTTGACCCTACAAAAACATTTGGAAGCAATATCGCCTACCATGTGAATAACCGTGGAGTCGGAGATGTCAAGGTAGACCTTGGTCTCTTGGACATTCCAGTAGCGCTTTACGTTAAAGCTCTCGGCTACGAAAACGATGATGACATCCTTGACTTTGGAGCTGACACAGTTTCAAAAGATGTCGCTATCTTGCTCGAATCAAACACTGCAGATGGTGGTGGAGCTTACTACGGATTCTACAAAGGAAATCTGTCAATGGATGCAATCGATCTTAACACGATCAAAGATAAAGCTGATGAGCTTGCTACTACAGATGTATCATTCGCTGCAGGCGCAAGCACTGATGAGCAAACCAAGAACAAGTACGGTACAATGTACTTTGGTAGCGATGAAGCAAAAATCAAGAAATTGAAAGCAAAACTCGGTATGGCAGCAGCAGGATAATAATTGGGGCATTCAGCCCCTTTATTTATCTTTATATCGTTGTAAACCTTTACAATTATTGATATAATAAGTTGTGGAGGTTTTGTTATGAAAAATAAGAAAAATACAGTTTTAATAACATTAACAATTATGATCACTCTAGTTTCCATTGTACTTGCTATTATGCTCGTAAATTCCAACAATCAACTTTCTAAGACACACAAGGAATTAGAGAGCGTAAAGGAAGAGAAGGACAGAGCTGTCATGGTAAAAGATAAGCTCTCTACATACGTATCAAACGTAGATCACGATTTATTTCTGGAAGCAAATGATTTCGTTCTTGGAATGAATTCATTGACTAGCTACAAATTTGGGGACGGAGTTCTTTTCGACAAAACTCAAATCACAATCAACGAACCAAAAAAGCAAACGTCTGGCATGCTGGCTATGGAACATGATTCAAACAGCTTTATACCAGTCACAGTAACGCTAGCCATTACAAACAATGATTCTTCGAACATTGAAATCAATCCAGGTAAAATACTTGTAAGTGATGATAAAGGGAATTATCTTGCATACGATTCTGTAATCACTAATGACGACACTGTTGCAGTCCAATCTAAAAAAAGTGTTGTGATTAGAGCTGGAGGAAAGGCAACTATCGCAATAGTCTATGCAATGAACAAAGATAATTCCAATAATGATGTTAATAAAATTGAATTTTTAAATAAAATTTGGACAAAATGAAATAAGCACCATTCGGTGCTTTTTTAATTATAGAAAGGCAAACAATGTCAAAAATTACATTTACCATGAAGAATGATGCTGGAGAAGATGTACTATACTCTAGTAAAGAAATTACTACTCGTGATTATCGTGATTACCTTGTACTAAACGACTCACTCACATCAGATAAGACAGAAGTTGAAAAATTGGATCAACAATTAGGCTTCATTGCGTCACTATTTGAAAATGTGACAGTAGAGCAATTGCTAGAACATACTGATTTCGCAAAAATCATTGAAGTGTTCACTGAAATCTATGCTCATCTTGTGGGTGATGTAGACCCAAAGGGGAAAAAATAGATCCTAAAAACGCATTAAAACGTTTCTACAAATTCGTTAAGGAAGTTGCTGATGGACTATATAACATGAATGTCCATGATGTGATGGAATTAAGCTGGGAAGATCTGATCGGAATTATTGATCTTGATAAAGATCAAACCGAAAATGCGTCTTTAGATCTGGCTGACATTTTTGGAGAAATGGAAGCATAAAGCCTCTTTGGGCTTTTTTGTTTGTAAAAGGAGGAAAAATGGCAGGTGGAACGCCACTAGGACAAATGTATATAGAACTAGGGCTGGACGTGTCAAAGTTCAATCCTAGCTTAACAAGTGCAAAGAACGCTGTGAAGTATTTCCAAAATAATGTCAAAGCGCTCGATAGCACATTGAAAAACAATGGTAAGAGTACAGAACTCCTAAAAGCAAAATATAAGTCTTTAGGACAGGCCATTGAAGCGCAAAAAAAAGTACTCGATCAGATGAAGCAGAACTTCGATAAACTTGATCCTGGATCTGCTAAATTTGACAAAGCCGCTGCTGATATTGAGCGAGAAAATGCAAAATTATCAGCAATGGAAGGACAACTCTACAAAGTAGAGCAAGCCTTGAAAGCTGTTGGACGTGAAAATAGCTTTTCAGGTAAAATGGAAGCCCTTGGGAAGAATTTGGTTAAAAGTGGAGACAATATCCAAAAATTTGGAAAAAATGTCTCTGACTTTGGAGGGACACTAACCAAAGGAGTAACAGCTCCATTGATTGCAAGTGCTGGATTTGCCTTAAAAGCTGCAATCGACTATGAAACTGCATTTGCAGGAGTCAAAAAGACTGTAGATGGAACACCGCAACAGTTCGATAAACTATCTGCTAGTATTCGTGAGATGGCAAAAGAAATGCCATCAAGTGCAGTTGAAATTGCAAACGTTGCGGAAGCAGCTGGACAATTAGGGGTACCAATTGGAGCAATCAAGGACTTTTCTAAGACCATGATCAATCTTGGTGTCTCTACAAACTTAAGTTCTGAAGAAGCAGCATCATCAATTGCTAAAATCGGGAATATCATGCAAGTTTCTGGGAAAGATCTGGGTACCTGGTCTGCGCATTTTGGATCAGCAGTAGTAGATCTTGGCAACCATTTTGCCACAACAGAGCGTGATATTGTCGAAATGACCAACCGTTTGGCAGCAGGCGGTAAGCTAGCTGGTTTGACTACACCAGAAATTCTTGGTCTTGCGACTGCGATGAGTAGTGTAGGTATCGAAGCAGAAGCAGGGGGAACTGCGATGAACCAGACCCTTACTGGTATCGGTAAGGCAGTAGCTGGTGTTGGTAAAGGTGCGAAAGAGAAATTAGAAGTGATCGCACAAACTGCAGGAATGACGGCAGAGCAATTCTCTACAGCTTGGAAACAAAAACCAGCAGATGCATTGCAAGCCTTTATTAAAGGTCTACAACGTGCACACGATGAAGGCAAGAATATGGACGGTATTCTTGATGAACTTGGAATGACAGGTATTCGTCAAGGTAATATGCTGAAATCTCTTGCATCTGCATCGGATAAGATGGGAGACGCTGTCCGTAGGTCAAATAGTGCGTGGAAAGAAAATACAGCTCTCACAAACGAAGCTAAGAAACGTTACGAGACAACAGAATCCCAGTTGAAGATCTTTAAGAACCAGGTGACTGATCTGGCAATTGAATTTGGTGGTCCATTGTTAAAAGCTATGAATTCAGGTTTGCAGGCTGTGAAACCATGGATTTCAAAACTGGCTGACATGGCCAAGGCTTTTAGTGAAATGAGCGAGTCTCAACAGCAAAATATCATTAAATGGGGATTGCTTGCAGCAGGCGCAGGTCCAGCCTTATCAATCCTTGGCAAAGGTATCGGAGTTATCGGAGGAATCACTAAAGGTATCGGCTTCCTCACTCAAGGTATTGGTAAAGTCGGTGGTGGGCTTTCTGTATTAGGCAAGACATTCCAACTATTTAAACAAGGTAGCAGTCTTTCTTCTGCATTTAAAACTGCAACAACCGGAATCACTGCAACTAGCACTGCTGCAGAAGGTGCAGTAGCTTCTACTGGTCTATTAGCAAAAGGGATCGCACTGCTTGGGAACCCTGTCACCTGGGGAGTCCTAATAGGCGGTGTTGCTGTTGGTGTGATTGCTACAGTAGCAAAAGAAATGGCAGACGCAAACGAACGCACTCAAACGTGGGGTACAAGCGTAAGCAAGCTACAAGACCAAGAATTATCACGGTTAAAATCCAAAGTCGATGAAGTGCATCAAGCTACCGTAGGCTTTGGGCAAGGTGGCGCACAAGCGGTTGAAAATGTACGTAAGAGTGTGCAAGGGCTTGCCGATGATATCCAGAAAGCGATTGACAAAGACCTTGAGAAAACTCTTAAAGGGCTCGAAAAGGTTGGTGCGAATGAAACAATCCAAAAACGTGCTGTAGCGCAAGCAGAACAGCAAAAGAAAAACATCCAGTCGATGACAGATGAGATTGTACAGATTTATCAAAATGCATCTGACCAACACAGAAAGATTACTCGCGAAGAACAAGCGATTATTTCTGACTACGAAAATCAATTTATTGATAAGCAATTGTCATTGCAGAAGTATTCTGCCGATGAACGTACCGCAATTGTGAAAGCCATGAATGGCCAGATCAGTGATCTGAATGAAACGCAGTTACGTAAAGGTACAGGAGTCGTAGCTAAATGGCTCAAAGAGGAACAGAAACTCTACGATGAGCAAGTGACTGCATTGAAAGATGCTCACGAAAAGGGAATTTATAGCCAGTCCGAATACAATAAGGAAATGGAAAAATTAAATGCCCAACACAAGACCAAAATGGAAGCCTATGGCCGTGAGTATGCAGAACTTCAAAAAGAGTGGAGTAAGAAAGTACCTCTTAACTTCGGTAACGATGAACAACGTAAGATGTACTTTGACCAGATGCGCAAGGATTGGGCAGAGCTTGGACTTGATTATGACAAGATGATGGCCAAGGCAGACCAATTTGCTGACATCGTAGGTCGTTCATCTGGTATGGTCGCTAAAAGCGTACAAAATATGTCGCAGGAGACCAAAGATGCTAACAACCTATGGAATGGATTGGTATTTGATCCTAAGACTGGGCAAGTCAAAACCAATGCACAAGAGGAAGTAACTAAAGCACTCCAAGCCGAAAATGGCTGGGAGAATATGCAGTTTATCCTCAAGCACGCAAACCTTGAGACTAACGCTAAGATGACGATCGGACAAGCGCTGGTTGAGGTTGGTAAGTGGGATAGTTTAACCCCACAAGAAAAAGAACTTGTGGTCGGCAACAATCAAGGTATGCAAGCCATCCTTGATAATAAAACATTGTTAGAACAATACAATGCTATGCCAGCGGAAGTTAAAGAACTCTTAATGAAGAATACTGACTTCTTATCATCTGGTGAACGTGCTACTGCGATCATTGAACGCTGGAACACACTCACACCAGAGCAGAAAGAACTGATCTTAAAGGATGCTGCTAGCGATAAGGCTGAACGTGTACGGCTTGCAGTTGACTCTTTAACTGGTATGGCTCACGTAGTCAATTTAGATGCAGAAGATAAGACCAAGAGTGCTATTGCTAGTGCGGTGTCTGGTATTTTAACACTACCTACCGACCACAAGACTGATCTGATCGCAACACCAGACGGTGTGACACTTGGAACTAACCAAGCAATGGGCGCTTTAGGATTGTATAACGGATTTGCTGTACCTAC